AAAACACTGGAGTAAAAATTGCAGACTGTGGTGAAAAAGAAGATGCTCTAATGTTGGTTTCTTTTGACCCTCAAAACAGAGTCATTACAACAAATAAATTTCTAATGGGTCAGGTTGTGGATGTTGTAATGCCCAAAGAACTTCCAACCAATGAAGTTGTCTTTGCTGGTAATTATGAAGGTCCATTGTATGCACCCCACCCAGATTTACTAAAACTTCCTCAAATCAAACTCCCAGACAGACAACAAGAACCATTCAGGTTTTAATCTAAATATTCATAAGTCGCAAACACTTATGGTTCCTCCACATTCCTTCAAGGACTATTTGTTTAATCTTCAAGCAACAAATAAATCAGAAGCGAAACGAATGTGGAGGGCAAATATAAAAGACCACTGGGAACACAAGTGTGCTTATTGTGAGTCAGAAGAAAACATCACACTGGATCATATTCTTCCACAGTGTAAAGGTGGACTTGATGTTAAAACAAATATAGTTGCTTGTTGCCACTCCTGCAATCAATCTAAAGGGCACGACCATTGGGAAGATTGGTTTTTTGCACAAGACTTTTTTACAGAAGAAAAACTGTATAAATTATATGAGTGGATGAGACCAGAAAAACCACAAGACTTATACATTTACAGACCCAGAAGAAACAACGCAAGTTAGTATTATGAAATTTACAGTTTACTCTAAGAATGGCTGTCCTTATTGCACCAAAGTAAAACAGGTGTTAGAATTATCAAACCTAGAGCATGTTGTCTACACACTTGGAGAACATTTTAATCGTGAAGATTTTTATGCTGAGTTTGGAAAAGGTTCTACTTTCCCTCAAGTTATTTTAAATGACCAACAACAACTTGGTGGATGCACTGACACTGTTCGATATCTAAAGGAGCAAAACATAGTCTAATGGAATCAACCTTTCACGAAGTTTATTATGATGTAGAGCAAGCAATTGACCTTGCTTTTAGAGGTAAGTTTGTATTGAAATTTTATGATTATTTAAAAGTTAAAGGAATTCTGAGAAGAGAGGTGGAGGAGTTTATTGAGAGTTCTACTGCGAATGAACTCAGTGGTCTTGTAATGGACCTTGATGATTATCTTGAGGGTGGTGATGATAATGTTCACAAACAACTTCGTGAAGGATACGGACACATTCCAAAACCTCAAGCAAGAAAAATACGAAATTATTTGTATTGTATTTTAGAAGATGCATGGAAGTATAGTCATGACAAGCGACCAGGAAGAAGAAAAAAACAACAACCTAAATAATTCAGAACCCGAAATCAATCGGGGAATTGAATTACTACTTAGAAATAGGAGGAAGAGAGAATCAGAACCAAAAACTTTTCAGGTGAAGTTTGGTAAAATGATTTCTCTCTTTCATAGGGAGTTTCATTTCTTTATAGAATTTCATTTTGACATTAGAAAAAATCAACTCTCTGGAGACGAAGAATGGAACCAGCATATGTAGTAGCATTCAGCGTAATGTTCACCTTGCTATTTTTTATGGTAGGAAGTATAATTGGTTGGTTAACCTATAGGCATGTATTAGAATCCAGACCTCCTTATCTACATCCAGAATTCTTTGATGAAAACGGACAAGTCATACCCGATGAAGTTGTTGCTGTTAGATTTGAAGAAGGATATTTTGATGATGATGACGAAGATGATGATGACTAATTAATAATACTCACTAAATTAAAACTGATTGGATAAATCTATTATGACTACAACAAAAACAAAGCCAACGACTGAAAAACCGATTGAGACTCTTCCAACAAATCCTTTTGTGTTTGAAATTTTAGAACTTGCTTCAAAACAAAGAAGTAATGCTAAAAAAGTAGAAGTTCTAAAAACTTACGAACACGATTCACTTAAAGCAGTTTTGATTTGGAACTTTGATCCAACTGTAATCTCACTTCTTCCACCAGGAGAGGTTCCTTATGGAGATGTAAAGGATCAAAATGTTTACTCTGGAACTCTCTCAAATAATCTTTCAAAAGAAGCTGCTGGTGGAGAATCTGCAACCGTTCAAGATCTCCAAGGCAGGGGACGCACATCTCTTCGTAGGGAGTATCAAAACCTTTATCACTATGTGAAAGGTGGAAATGATACACTCTCAACAATTCGTAGAGAGATGATGTTTATTAATGTTCTTCAAGGACTTCATCCAAAAGAATCCCAAGTATTAATTCTTACAAAGGATAAGAAACTTACAGATAAGTATAAGATAACTATTGAAAATGTAAAAGAAGCTTTTCCTGATATTCAGTGGGGTAATCGTTCATGACTACTGCTGCACCAGAGAAACCACAGAAAAAGAAAATGGCAGAAAGCAAAAAAGAAGACAAACCAATTTCTTCTAATGAATATGGATGTGAAATTCTTCTTGAAAAAACAACCATTGAAAAATCTAAAGACCCATCTTTTCCAAATGATGCATACTTAATTTGGTATGTCGTGAACGGAGAAACTTATATTGATTTAACTAGATCTGGAAAAAGATCTGATTTGTTTGACTTATATTATGATATGTACGGTCCAGGAGCAGTTCAGAAAATTGATTTTGGTTATGGAAGAATCAGTCCAAGACTATGGGGATATAAACAACCAGAAAAGAAACGGAAAGGAAAATGAGTACAGGATTTGGTAGTGATGCAAAAAATGCTAATATTACAATTGACTTAGATTATGTTGATGTTATATTAAAACAATATAAAAAGATTAAAAAATATAAAAAATCATCACTCTACACAATTAAAACAATGGACGGAACAGAAACAATTATAAGCTCATTGATCAAAGAAGCAAAAGATAATCCTA